TGATATGTGTCTCAACGAATTTGCCAGAAGATGACGCTGATCTTGGTATTACAGATCCAACAACGGTTAAAAGAAGGCGGGATTTTATTATAAAACCATTTCATTGGAAGCCAAAAGTGCCGGCAAATGCGGATACATTACGGGCGTTTGAGACGATGGGATTTGATGTCTGGATATTGGATTTGTCAACACTTAAACACTACAAAGTATCTACATTGTTAGGTTTGGATGGTTTTTTGACATTAGTTGAAAAAATGGGTGAACGCTACGCTCATTATCATCAAGTATCATTGCGTAAATCAGTACCCTTCGATTTAACGGCAGTTTTCTTTAAGCGTAGTCAAAAGTTTACTCAGACGGGTGAGGAACTTTCAACAGTACTTAACCCGGAATCTTTTAAACATATAGCGGCGCGGTCAGCCCGTAATATGAAAGAACCACCGCAACCTCATACAATAAAACCACCCGCAAAAACATGGTCGATTAAAAATGTTTTACCTATTGACAAGATTAAGAATATTTTGCCTAAGACTAAAAAGGAAGATGAAGGAACAGGAGTGGGTGAATTCGGAGATATTGTTCACGTAGAGCAAACTGATTCTAAGATTGAATTGTCGAATTCATCTGGAAAATCGTATCAGGCTGAGTCTACAGGAGCAAGTTTAAGTATGTTTAAGACAACCACCCAATCGGGTTGGCAACTTACAAAAAATTTAGCAGTGGCAACGACTAATTTTATTCCAAAAGTAGCAGAAGCAGTAATGGATCCTTTTCGTTTATTTGGAACAAGTGCTATGCAGATGGCAATACCTATAATCACTCAAGATGCTTCTGATTCGCCACCTCAAAGAATTGTTTATGACACTTATCCACAATGGTGTGCTAAGCAGGGTATACCTTTTACTCGTCCAACTTATCGAGCAGTTGAAGTTTTTGATTCAGATGGTAATAAGATGTTATGTGATGAAGAACAATATTTTGCAATGATTAAGGCGATGTTTCCAGCAGCTAATAGAACCAATTATGCTTGGATGTCTAGAGTTGTTGATAATATGGAAAATGTTTATGGATGTTTTGGTACGTTGGGACTTTTGTTGCGTGAGCGTCCTAAGGAAGCTGCATATGAAGTAGATGATCCACCAAATCTGGCTTTAATATGTCAATATATGAATGAAGTTCAAATGACGTCAATGACATCTGGTTGGGAAAAAGAACTTGAGAGGAGATATGTTCCGTTAGATCATTGGGATTCAGGAATACATACAGCTTCAATTATTCCAACCTTTTATTATTGGTTTCTGATCTATAGGGAGCCAATGATAGTAAATAGACATTATTTAGTTGATAAGCGGTGGTCTCATTGGAAAGAAAATGCGGATTGTCCTAAGAAGACGGTGCCTGGAATAGTTGGAGCTGTGGTTGGAACCCTTGGTTCTGTAGTGTTGATGGTAGTAGCGGCTTATTGGATGAGTTGGTTATTTACTATGATTTTGGTGGGACTTATTTTGTTGATTGCTGTGTTATTAGGAAAACTTTTTGGCAGATCTAAGAGGGCCGATAAATTTCGTAAAGATGCAGAATCTACATCGAGTGATAGATATTCGAAAAGACTAGAACTAGCAAACAGAGTTCGAAGTAATAAGGAAAAATTTATCAAGGCAATGTCAACTGAGGTGAGTGAAGATAAAGAAGAGCAGTTAGATGCTGAATCAACAATTGGAGATCAGGCGAGTGATCATTTAACGACGATATTGGCTCAAAATACATATTTCACAAAATTCAATTTTGTGGGTGGTGCTGTAATAAATGGATGGATGACAGGACTCGGAAAAAGAGTTTACGCTTT